CCACCGCAAATGGGCTCTCTACTGCGCGGTAATCCTGGGGTAGCAGGATGCCGCTGTCTTCTGTGTCTGTGTCCTCGACCGTCTGAACGACGAGGTAGTTGTTAACTGGTGTAAGTGTCATTATTTCTCCTATCCGCACTTCGCAAAGCCGCAGTTCTTACAAGTCACGCAGCCTTCCACATATACCAACCCTTCGGTTCCACACTCGCCACAAGTCTTTTCGGTGGCTGTCTGGCCGTCTGGAATATAATTCTTGAGCACCCGGGCAACACATTTGGCAAAACTAAACATGTCCGAGTCGCGATCCTTCTGTAGCTGTTCGACCACATACTGAATGTTGGCTCCGTGACGCAAACCCAACGAAATCATTCGAGTGAAAGCGCTATGATTTGCGTTGTCAAACACCTTAACCAAATCCTTAATAATGATTGTATCACCATTTGTCCCCACCTTCAAGTCATAAATCGAATTCATTGACTTGCGGGGATTCTTGACGAGGATGCCCTTGGCTTTATCTCGCGGAATCTCGATCAGATTAGAAAGGCCCCCCATCACCTCATAGGGTTTACCGTCCATCAGGCCGACCATAATAACCCATCGTTCTCCCTTAATGGTAGTATGATGAATATTACAATCAAGCTCGATGGGGCGCTTAGGGGCAGTGTGTTGAGGGAATCCAGTCTCTTCTTCAGGTGTCGCGAGCAGGACTCCCGCGCGGGAACCATCCACATACACCGTTACTCCCTTGAGGCCCTGCCGCCAGCCTTCCATATACAGCTGGCCCACTAATGCGGGGGATGTCTCTTTGGGTAAGTTAATGGTGGAGCTAATGCTGTGGTCGATATTCTGCTGGATGACTGATTGAACTGCAATCCGTTGCTGCCAATCTATGGTGTCCGATTCAACAAAAAACGCAGGGACAGGACCAGGATCCTTGAAGGGGTGGGTATCCATCCATTCTTGTATGTTGTGATGAAATACTTGATATTCCACCCAACGGTCGCCGAGGTCATCAATGTGGTCCGCTTCTAGATGCTGTTCGTCGTGTGAAAGCTTGCGGCGCCGGATATAGGAATTGCGGAATACCGGTTCGAGTCCAGATGAGGTCTGGGACATAATCGAAACGGAGCCAGTGGGCGCGTTAGTAAGGATAGAGATATTGCGTCGGCCGTGCTCAGCTAACAGTTCTTTCAACCTAGGAGGGAGACGCTGGATAAAAGCATTGGTTTCTTCCAGGCTCCAGTCGAAGGCGGGAAATGCGCCTCGTTCCTGCGCAAGATAAATACTCTCCTCATATGCAGCGTCGCGTAATGTGCGATAGATTTTCTCAATGATTACGAGGGCTTCCGGACTATCATAGGCTAAATTTAGACAAGCTACGGCATCCGCAAGCCCGTGGGTACCTAAGCCCGTACGTCGCCCATTAGCTGCCGCCGAGTATAGCTTGCCCCACAACTCTTTCTCATCTGGTGTGTCCGCAATCTGCTGAATGTTTTGGAGCTTTTCGAGTTCCAACTCTACAAGATTGTCGGATAGTCGCATACCGGCTGCAGCGACCTCTTTGAGCTTATTAAAGTCAAACTCTGCATTTTTTTCAAAAGAATTTTTTACGAGGCTTTTCAAATTCAAAGAAATAAGCCGACACGAATCATAGGCTGATAGCGGGATCTCTCCGCAGGGGTTGGTGGTTTTAGTCTCGAATTCAGGATAGGCGTGAGCGGGCAAGTTCTTGGTTATATTGTCCCACATCAAGAGGCCCGGTTCGGCTGTCTTCGTAGCTGACTCCACAATAGCATTCCATAGGTCAACAGCATCCACTTCGGCAGTGTATTCGGGCGTCTCAGCCTCTACCGGAAACTGCAAAGTAAACGATTCATTATTTTCGACGGCCTTCATAAAGCTGTCGCTTATTTTAACTGAAACATTAGCGCCGGTGACCTTCGTCAGATCGTGCTTCATTTTAACAAACTGTTCAATGTCGGGGTGGCGCACGTCCATAGAAATCATTAAGGCACCCCGGCGCCCGTTCTGTCCAATCATCCGGCAGACGTAAGAGTAGAAATCAGCAAAACTCCAAGCGCCAGTAGTAGTGCGAGCAGCATTATTGACAACGCCATGCTCAGGGCGTAGGCCACTAATGTCAACGCCAACCCCACAACGTCTCTTAAAAAGATTAGCAAGGTCTTTGCCAGTGTCCATAATGGAGGAAATATTGTCCTCGGGATTGTCAACAACCACACAGTTAGACAACGATACATTAAGGTAATTATTCCCCACGCCCATCATTGGAGAGCCTTGGGGTACAATATACTTGAAGTCCTTTAGATAAGAGTAGACCTCTTTCTCTGTTAGGTGATTTGATTTGCGAGTAATGAATTTATCTTCTATTCGCGCGAATTCTTTGGCCAACCGATGATGCATGTCGTCAGGGGTTTTTTCCATAAAATTACCCTTCTTGTCGCGCAAACAATACTTTGTCATAAACACGTTTGTTGCTAACTCATCGCCACCAAAATATTCCAGAGTGGCCTCACGGACTTCGGATTCCTCAAACATCACTAACCTCCATTGTTCTTTTTAAATTTCTTATAAGTGTCTACTAACTTAGCTTTCTGCTTCTTAGCGCTCACTTCCACCACCTCATCCTCTTCGGATGGCTCCAATACTTTAATGCACACATTTGAGGTATCCATAAATAAAGGAAATACCAAACCATCAGGGCCGTTTCGATTCTTGGCCACAAAAAGCCGACCACCATTGGCGGTCTTATCTTCAATTGTTCTCGAAATGCTGAAGATGAAATCGGACACAAAGCATTTGTTGAATGCTTCTGAGATTGACTCCATAGTAATAACTTCTGCGTTCAAGCCCGACCTATTCGTTTGGGATGCTGTCCATACCGGACAAGCGTACTCTGCCGCGATGCCTCGCAGTTCCTCATAAATAGATTCTAATTCGTTTCTCTTCTCCTTAAGATATCGCACGGGACGCAACAGATCGCCATAATCGATGATGATCATATCCACATTTATATCCCGCATTCGGAGCTTTTCTAAATGATTCCGAATAGTTTGAGTGCTTGCTGTCTTGGTGGGGTATTCTTTTACAATTAGTTTCCCCTGAATCTCCAAAACTTCCTCATAAATCTTCTCTTTGAAGGAAGACAGATTTTGAAGCGGGATCTTGGTCAAACACGAATCGTAGCGCGAAGCCACTACTGTGTCTTGCAGTTCAAGAGTGTAGTGTACTACCGTCTTCCCCTCTTTGAGAGCTTGAGTTCCCAAGTGAACAAGTGCCATTGACTTGCCCGCACCAGTGGGGGCGATAACTACGCCCAACTCCTTCTGGCCTAGGCCTCCCTTGCAGATGTCATCGATAAGCTCCCAACCAGTGGTCGTTGGGTTGCGGAATCGAGGCTTGAATCGCTCTTCAAAATCCCTCTTCCAATCGTAGCCCTCTTCATTGTCCATTCCAAGCTTCAACGAATCGTTGATAACCTGGGAAATCTCATCGAAAGATGATGACTGCAGGAGACCAATGGACTTCACCATCGCGGATTTCAAATTCTGCTTCTTGCAGAAGTCGAGAGAGGTATCCTTAATATATTCTACATCCGTCGACGGGCTAATCTGGCTACGCACATAGAACTCGCGAACCTGCTTGGCTGTGAGTTCGTTCTCGTTGTCTAGCTCTGACCGCAAGATGGTCTTCATAATATCCCGCGACGGGTGCACCCCATACTTCTTACGATAATCAAAAATCTTGTTCAAAAAGAGCTTAAGATAATTAAGCTCAAGGAAGTTTACATCCAGAACTTCCTCAATCTGGTCTGCGAATGGACGATCGTCCAAGATCACCATACACAACTTTTCCTGAAATGATTTCCCGTACTTGGAAAAGTTAACAGGTTCTCCGTTTATTTTCATTGCTTCCCTTGTCATTGTATAATACTAAGTCCTGAGTGCTTTGTCAAGCACAATCCTGTTCATCGTTGCGTGTAGATCGTCCCAGTTGAATACACCAAAGCCGTCCTGATTCATCATGCGAATAACCTCGGTCTTATTGTAATCGTATTCAAAATTATCCAGGGCATAATGCACCTTGTCACGGCACTGTAAAGACAGGGCTGGAGCGTACAGTTGCATCAATTTGTAGTTCTCTATAATTACATCTCTGTGGGACAAAACGTTCGCGAAAAACTTAGCTTTTGACTCGG